GTATATTTGACAAACATTTAATACCAATCAGAATGAAACTACTACTTAAAAACATCACTTACTTCTGCGCTCTTGCGCTGACGTTTTGGGCATACCTATGGACTCTTGAACTTCTTGGGATATGATATTCACATACAACGACCTAAAGTTTTGGCTTGAAGATGCCGACCTGCTACCGCAGTCTTATTGGGATGCCCTTGAGGACTACAACCCCGATGACAAGAACTCCGATGAGATTCTTGCCAAGTGGCTTGGCTTTGCCCACGTTGCTGACTTCTACGAGTACGAGATGCAAATCACATACATAGAGGAGTCATACAACGAGGATGGCTACACCAACACCACCGCATACCCCACGACATCCATTTACAGGGATATACCAAACCTTGCCGATGACATCTACATCAAGTGGATGAATTGGGCAACTCAAGTCGCATCAGAAGAATAATTAAAACCAATCAAAATGAAATACGAAACTATCTCCCAACTACTCCGACAACTGAAGTCGGCAGACATATCCGAATCAATCCTCAAAGACATAGAGACCATTGAGCAGCTACACTTGCGCTTTGCCTACCACGATGCCTTGCTTCGTGTGCCTTTTGAAGAATGGTACGAAGCAACATTCAAAACAGAAACAAAATGAAAATAATAGAACTACTTGACGGCAGCACTTGGGATATGGAGACAGTCCTTGAGAAGATGCACGATGATGACTTTTACTACGGAGTACTCGGAAAGAACGCCCTATCCTCCTCTGCTTGTAAGCTGCTGCTCACATCACCCAAGACCTACCACTACGTCACGAAGTATGGCAGCGAGGACTCCGATGCATTTGCCGTAGGCAGGCTCGTTCACCTTATGGCTCTTGAGCCTCACAAGGTAGCAGACTACGAGGTCATTGAGGTGCAGAGCAAGAACGCAAAGGCGTGGCAGGATGCAAAGGGCAAGCGCAACCTATGCACTCGTAAAGAGTACAACGAGGCGCAACGCATATCTGATGCGCTCCTGCGCAACGAGAACGTGCTTGGGCTTATCACAGGCTGCGAGTTTGAAGTGCCCAAGATTGGTATGATTGGCGGCCTGCCCTTTAGGGCGAAGGCTGACATCTATGCTGAAGGGTTTTTGGCTGATTTGAAAACAACAACCGACCTACGAGCATTCCCCTACTCGGCAAAGAAGTACGGCTACGATGTGCAGGCGTTTATCTACACCCGATTATTCGGAGTGCCGATAGATAAGTTCTTCTTTGTCGCTATTGACAAGGCAAGCCTTGACATAGGCATCTACTCCGTGAGTCCCGAGTTCGTGGCAGAGGGTGAGCGCAAGACTTTAGAGGCTATTGAAATGTACAAGCAGTTCTTCATCTTGGGTGAAGATTTGGATTCGTACACCGTTGTAGGTACGCTTTAATTTTCAAAAATGAGAGTTTTAGTAGCTTGTGAATATAGCGGTACGGTTCGTGATGCTTTTGCAAAGCAAGGTCATTACGCAATGAGTTGCGATATATTGCCAACAGAAACCATAGGGCTTCACTATCAAGGGAATGTTTTAGATATTCTAAATGATGGATGGGACTTAATCATAGCGCACCCACCGTGTACTTACATTAGTAAGGCAGGTGCAAGGTGGCTTTATGCAGGTGGAAAGATTGATGAGGAAAGACTTAAAAAAGGCAAAGCCGCAACAGAATTTTTTTATGCAATGATGAATTCCAAGTGCGAAAGAATTGCCGTTGAAAATCCAACACCATTAAAAATATATGATTTACCCTGCCATACGCAAGCCATACAACCTTATCAATTTGGTCATCCTTATTCTAAGCGTACCTTGTTGTGGTTAAAAAATTTACCAATGCTTAAACCAACAAATGTCCTTGAGGATTACAAACCCTACCTGCCATCTAATACAGGCGGCAAGAAGCGAGGACAATCTTATTCAATAGGCGTTAGTAAAAATTGGAAAGAGAGTGCTAAAACTTTTAACGGAGTAGCGGAAGCTATGGCTAATCAATGGGGAACGTTATGACCGACATCACTAAATGCACAGGCGAGGGCTGCGCTCTCAAAGAAACCTGCTACCGCTTCACCGCACCAACGGGGATGTACCAATCGTTCTTCTTTGGCGTACCCATCAAAAACGGCAAGTGCGAAATGTATTGGGGTGAAGCCTCACAATCAACATACGAGCAACTAAAAGAAACCTTTAACACCAAAGAGTAATGCGAGATCAGTTTATGAGGATTGCTATGGCGCAGCTCCGTAGCACCTACCCCTTCAAGCCCCAACGCAGAGCCGTAGCTGCTCGTATGTGGGTAAAGTATTTAGACCGCAAAGCGATGGCGCAATGGTTCAAAGACCAAGAGGCTAATTTATGATTAGACCCTTTGTGCTTGCCTTCCACAAGCAGAACTCGGGTGTATCGCACCACAGGACATTTGCGCCCTTGATATGCCACAAGGATGCCGATGTCTTTTTCATTGAGAAGATAACCGACATTGACCCCGAGATGTGGCCTAAAGTCACTCACATCTTCACGTCACGGATATTCCCCGTCGAGCCGTTTGATGACTTTGTAAAGCTCTGCCGTAAGGAAGGCATCAAGCTAATCGTTGACAATGATGATTGGTGGGTGCTGCCTCCTACTCATCCTTTGCTTGGGGTATATTCAGACCAAATGAAGATGAAGATTATTCGCTCTATGAAAGCTGCTGATGAGGTATGGGTGACAAACAAGCACCTTGCCTCAAAGGTCAAGAAGTACAATACCAACATCCGAATCATACCAAACGCCATCAGCGTAGCAACGTGGCAGGTAGAGCGAGAGCCAAGTGAAGAAGTCCGCTTTGGGTATATAGGAGGCAACCACCACGCAGCAGACGTTAGAGAGTCCACAATCAACCTTGAGGGCTATCAAGGGTATGTTGCAGAAGTGGATGGGTACCCTGAAATAATGAGGGCAAGCTTCAAGCTGCCAACAATGCCCCCAACACACTACCATAAACTCTACGAGTTCTTTGATGTGAGCCTTGTGCCGTTAAGCACTTCCGAGTTCGCCAAGTGCAAGTCGCACCTAAAGATGCTTGAGGCAGGGTTCAGCAAGTGCGCTCTGATAGTGAGCAACACACAACCCTATTCACCATACATCACCAAAGAGAACTGCATTGCTATCAAGCATCCAAGCGAATGGGCAGGAGCAATCAAGAGGCTAAAAGAAAACCCCAACCAAGTGGCTGACCTAACGGAATCGTTATACGAGTATGTGCAGGACTTCACGATGGATAAGATAAATGAACTTCGAATCTTTGAGTAATGGAACTCACAAACAAAATAAGAATCTACAACGAGGACTGCCTTGATGCGTTGAAGAAGATGCCCGACAATGCTTTTGAGTTGGCTATCGTTGACCCTCCGTATGGATTGGGAAATAAATTAGTGGATGGCAACGCGAGCAGAAATAGCAAAATTAGATATAATAGAGATTCTATTAAATGGGATATTGTACCAAATCAAGAATACTTTAATGAATTGTTTAGGGTTTCAAAAAATCAAATCATTTGGGGTGGCAATTATTTTAATTTACCACCAACAAGATGCAATTTAATTTGGGATAAAATGCAAATTTTCACGGGTGCAGATTTTGAATTAGCTTGGACTTCATTTGATAAAGCAAGCAGAGCATTTAGAATGTCGAGAATTGAGGCTTATTCAAACGGTAAAATACACCCCACGCAAAAGCCTATCAAACTATACGAATGGATATTAGATAACTACGCAAACGAAGATGACAAGATACTTGACACCCATCTTGGCTCGGGAAGCATTGCCCTTGCCTGTCATAATATGAGTTATGACTTAACTGCCTACGAAATAGACCAAGAGTATTTTGAAGCAACAACCAAACGAATCAAAGACCACATTGCACAACTAACTATATTCTGATGCTTTATATAGTCACCCCCTGCTCACGCCCTCAAAACCTCGTAAGGCTAAAACAACACATCCCTGCGTACGCAACGTGGGTGGTGATGATAGACGCAAATTGCGACTTCAAGGGAGCAACAGGCGCATCAATCACACACTACTCCACACGCACAGGTACCGCAGGCCATCCCCTCCGCAATGAGTTCCTTGAGTTGTATGCTGATTCCTTTACCAAAGAGGATTGGGTTTACTACCTTGATGATGATAATATCCTGCACCCAAAGTTCCTTGAGGAGTGGAGCAACTTGCATTCCCTTGATTGCTCTATTGTAACTTGGGGGCAAGTAGGTAGGCTCCGCCCTACCGACCAACCAAGAGTCGGCAACATAGATACCGCCTGCTATATGTTCAAGCCATACGACCTGCCCAACCTGCGCTTTGAGATGACGTATGAGGCAGATGGCACGTTTGCACAAGCAGCATCCGAGCAAGGCACACTTATCTGCGTAGAGCAGTACCTTTGTTATTACAACGCCCTAAAATGAAAACGAGCAAACAAATAGACGGGTGGTTCAACCACCAAGCAGCATACGACTACCTACTTGCCAATATGCCCGAAGACGGCACATTCGTAGAGTTGGGTGCGTGGCTCGGTAAGTCATCAGCCTACCTCTGTGACAAGGCCACCCATCAAAATGTCACAATCATAGATTCCTTCAAAGGAACGGCAGAGTACATAGACTCCTACTACAAGCTCGCCAAGACCAACGACATCTACAAGCTCTTTGTTGAGAATATGGGAGACCGTAAGTACAAGGCTATCAAAGCAACATCCAAATCAGCATCAAAGAAGTTTGCCAACGAATCCCTTGACGTGGTATTCATAGACCTTGACCACTCATACGAGGCCGTTAAAGAAGACATCAAGCTATGGCTACCCAAAGTAAAGAAGGGTGGCTTCATCGCAGGAGATGACTACCACGAACATTGGAAGGGAGTAATCCAAGCCGTTGATGAGCTGCTGCCCCGTGCTACGTTCATTGATGACTGTTGGATTTACCAAAGGTGAAAACTGTAAACTCATTGTCGGGAGGCAAGACCTCCTCTTTTATGTCGGTGCATTACCCTGCGGACATTGAGCTATTCTCCCTTGTGAGGACAACGCACCCGAAATCTTTATTCCCCGATGCGGCAATAAGGCAACAGGTATCTGACCGAATCGGTCACGAGTTCATCGGAACGCTTGAGCAGGATGAAATCATCTACACGATGCTTGACCTTGAGCAGTACATAGGCCGCAAGATTCATTGGATTAGCCCCAAGTCATTTGATGAGGTGCTTACAAAGACAAGAGGCACAAAGGCAGATGGAACAGAATATCGGCACTTGCCGAATGTAATGATGAGGTACTGCACCACCGAGCTAAAAGTAAAGCCTATCACGCAATGGCTATACGAGAACACAGAGCTACCTGTGACTATGAGGATGGGCTTTCGTGCCAACGAGCAAGGCAGAGCGCAGCGTATGCTTGAACGTCAACTTGACGGAGTAGAGTATGCAAAGGTAAAAACAGGAAGGAGCAACAACCGATTCAAATGGACTAACGTAAAATACCGAGTAGTAGAGTTCCCATTGATAGAAGCAAACACCTACAAGGATACCATAGAGTCCTATTGGAAAGACAAGCCTGTCCGCTTCGCCTATATGAACAACTGCGTAGGATGCTTCCACAGAAACCCAATGCTACTAAAATATATGAGCGACAAAGAACCTAATAAGTTTGATTGGTTCGTGGAGCAGGAGCAACACGGAGCGCAATGGAAAAAAGAAACAACATACGCCAAAATCAAAGACCACCAAACGCAACACACGCTTTTTGATAATGACTTTGATTCCTGTGATACGGGATACTGCGGACTATGAAGAACCACACAAAGGTCTATCTCAAAGGGATGGGCTACTCTACAACTGACTTTATCCCCTGCGAGGTATGTCAAGGCCAAGCCATAGACATCCACCACATAGAGTCAAGAGGAATGGGTGGAAGCAAAATTGCTGATACGATAGAAAACCTGATGGCTCTATGCCGAAATTGCCACGTTGCATACGGCGATCTCAAGCAATGGAAGGAGCGACTTAAAGCAACACACGATCACCACCTCGCAAAAAGGGTTATTTAGATACAACCGAAAATAACGGAAATCTACGGAAATGAAAGATGACAAAGGCAGGTTCATAGCAGGCAACACAGGAAGACCCGCAGGAACACCAAACAAGACCACCAATAAAATCAGAGAGGCATTCCAAACCCTCATAGAAGCCAACCTTGAGAATATGACCCTATGGCTCACCCAAGTTGCTGCTGATGACCCGAAGGGCGCACTTGACCTGTTGAACAAGATGGCAGAGTACACGACTCCCAAACTCGCAAGGGTGGAGAACTCACACGAAGTGTCGGATGAGCTAACGAAAATCAAGGTAGAGATTGTCCGAACTAAACCTAAAGAGTAGCGAACTCTTTGAGAAGAACTACACCGCACCAACTCGGATAGTAGTCAATCAAGGCGGCAGCCGTTCGGGTAAAACCTACTCCATTTTGCAGATGCTCATCGTGATGGCGATGGAGGATAGAGGTAAGGTGTACTCCATTGTCCGCAAGTCTCTGCCGTCTCTGAAGATGACGGCCTATCGTGACTTCTTTGAGATTCTAAATGCCAATGGTCTGTACGATGAGGCACGGCATAACAAGAGCGACTACACCTACGAGCTGAATGGCAACCTCTTTGAGTTCATCAGCCTTGACCAACCGCAGAAAAAACGTGGAGCAAGACGTGACTACCTATTCTGCAACGAGGCCAACGAACTTACTTGGGAGGATTTCTTTCAGCTCTTGATTCGTACCACAGGCAAGATATGGGTTGACTACAACCCCTCTGACGCATTCCATTGGATATACGATAAGTTGCTGACAAGGGATGACGTTACCTACATCCAATCCACCTACCTTGATAACCCGTTCTTGGATGCCTCAATCGTGGAGGAGATAGAGAGGCTGCAACATACGGACAATGACTATTGGAGAATCTACGGATTAGGAGAACGTGGGATGAGCAGAGCCACCATCTTCCAATACGGGCAGGCAGAGATACCAAGCGATGCAACGCTCCTATGTCACGGGATGGACTTCGGTTATACCAACGACCCTACCGCACTTGTGGCGGTGTACAAGTCGGGGGACAATCTTTATGTGGATGAGTTTATCTACCGCACGGGTATGACCAACCCCGACATCAGCAACGTACTTGCCTCACTTGGGCTTGACCGAAGGGCAGAGATATATGCTGACTCTGCTGAACCCAAAAGCATCGAGGAGCTGCATCGTATGGGATGGAACGTGAAACCCACGCAGAAGGGCGCAGATAGCGTCATAGTGGGTATTGACGTGCTGAAGCGGCACAAGCTATTCGTAACACCACGAAGCAGCAACCTAATCAAGGAACTTCAGAACTACAAATGGGTAGAGGACAAGAACGGCAACCTCTTAAACAAACCCATAGATGCATTCAATCACGCCATAGATGCGCTGCGCTATGCAACGTATAACAAGTTGAGCAG